CTAGGGCTTTTTCATCACACCGACGATAAACAAAACTACTTAGGGCAGCCTTGCCTTTGTTTTGGGCTGCTATTTACTATGGTTTTAGTTGTTAGTAGGCACGAAGATATTAGGTCATAGAAAAGATTAGTAGGCAGAAAAGGTTTTGAGGCAAGGAAAGTTTGGGGTATCTCATTTCTTCTTATGAAGTTGTTAGGCAAACTAAAATACTTCTTCTGCTTCACGATTGCAGCAAAGGCAAACCTAACTAAGGTTACACTAAGTTAGGGTCAACTTACTTGAGGGTCAACCTCAACCTTCAAGTGAAGCCTTAATGTTTGGGGGCAAAACTTTAAAGTTCGGCTTGAAGCTTCACATCTGCTACGTTCAACGTAAGGTTGAACCTTACGGCTTCAAGTTTGCTACTGAGACTGGTTTTCAGGTAGCAAGTGTGCTGCAAGATAGCACCTTTGCAGCCCCATCAGTCGTGCTACTCGGCCTCGGTGGTCCGGCCAGTCCCGGCCCCTGTCGTGGTCGGTGTGGGTGTGGGGTGGTCCCCGACCTCTGCCGTCGTGCAGGTCACACCAGCCCGCTAGACAGCGGAAGGCGGGT